TTGAAACACCGTCTGCGAGAGTAGATGGTATTGCGTTCATAAATTCATCTCTGAATTGATCTAAGAAATCATAAATGGTATTATCAATATCTGCGTAGGCCAACAACTGTTGTATGGTCTGCACAGGGTTTGCACGATACCTTGAAACCACCGCGCTCGAAGAAGAAGTTCCACCAGTGATGGTTTCTCCTGTTACAAATTTTTGTTGTGAGGTAATAAAAATTCTTGGAGTAGTAGTGTTACCTAAATCGTCTGCTAGAATTTTTGCAGTTGCTTTTGAAGTTCCACCAGTAATGGTTTCCCCTACAATAAATTTTCCCTCTGTTCCTGCTCCTGTTTCTAATACAATATTATTGCCATCAACGTCTAAAACTTTAGACGCAGTTTCTAATTCTAAAAGAAGATTATCAATATTTACTGAAACTCTAAGTTCAGCAGCTTCTAAATATTCATAATATTGTTTTAGAAATACAGAAAATATTGGATGATCTGCTTGAATAAATTCAGGCAACTGGCCATCAATTAACGTGCTTATCCTTGTCGTTAAATTACCAGTAGGATCAATATCAGAATCAAATGGCGCCATTTTTAGTATCCAGATGGAGTGCTATAAGAGGTGCTTGTTGTATAAGTTCCTGCCGCACTTGTATCACCCACTGAAACAGTATCAACTTCTCCTAACACCGTACTGTTTGTCAGGTCTAGTTTTAAAGTTTGATTGCGAACTGGAACAATGTCTTTTGAATTTGGAACGACAGTGATTCTAATTTCTGTTGATGTTGCTCCATCAACATCTGAAACTGTAGTTACAAAAAGTGATTCTATAAAAATCGCACCTGTAGAATAATTTATTGTTCCAGCAGTTGTATCAACATACACTCTATTTCCAGCGAGAACATAGTACAGTCTTACAATACCAGCACCATTATCATCTAAGAAATGTTCGTTTGTTGTGTCGCCGTTAATAAAAAAGCCTGTTGATGCAAGTATTCCACCAGCTGATGAATTGTGTCCAGAGTGAGGATTATAAAGTGCATTATTAAAATAAATATTATAAGATGTTGCTGCAGTAGTGTCTGGAGCAAAAAATTTACCTAAGTTTACATTTGTTGTATTATTTAATATTGAGGTATTTGCATCATCAATAAGTCTAGTAACCTTTGAGTGTCTAAATACTCCCTCAAATTTTTCAAGATTATCAGTGTTATATTTTGTTATTGCAGAAACTACTTCAGATTCTATTTGACTTGTTGCCAAAGTTGTTTTACTAGAATCATATTTAAATCTAACATCTAATATTAAGAAGGTTGTCTCTGGATCAACAATAACTGGCGTGATAGATGCAACAGTATATTTTGCAAAATCAGATACTAGTTGTTTCTTTTCTGATGCAGTTAACTCTAATCCTGTTGTAGAAAGAATTGAAATAAATACTTTACCATATTCAGCTGTACTTACAACTCCAAGACTAGAATCAAATGAACCACTTTCTCCACCAAACACTTGCACTGATTTTGTATTTGCGTAAAGTTTTTTAGCATACACTTTATAATCTTCAGCAGTCACACATCTTCCTTGAGATGCATAATCTAGTGGAGCATTATATTTTATAGAAGTAATAGTTTCTGGTGCTGAACCGCCATTTGCAATATCTAAAACTTCTACTGATATATCAGATATCGTTGCAATTGAAGCTGCATTTTTAAAAATAGCTGCACCATTTGCATCTGTAGTATTACTGACAACATAAGTGAGTATTACAATATTACCATCACTTAATGAACTTCCAACAACTCCATCACCAAAATATACTTCAAACTTTCCGTTCTCGACTTCCTGTAAAAAATAAACATTACTTTCAGCAGTAACTTGTGTTATGTCTGTTGCTTGTGTATAGGTGGTTGTTGTGCTGTCCGAACTTGAATTTTGTACTACAACTTTTAGTGTAGAAGTATCTGCCCGTCTATTGGGAACAAGAAATCTTTGGTCTGCATCTGTTGAATCAACACTATATCTAGTTGTTACAAAAGTTCCTTCATAAAGATTGACTGAGAGAAAAGGAATACCAGAACCAGTGTTAGTTGAAGCAATTGAATCAGAGGTGACAAACTGATAGTCTGTTCCATTTACAGTAGAATTAAAAACAGTTCCAGCTGGTAAAGTCGCACTAGTTATAGAAGTTGTATTCAGCGTGATATTAACTGTTGCAACCGCAGCCCTAGCAGAGTTGGGAACATACCCTAAAGTTTTTGCATGTGAAACCACACTTGACCTAAGAGATGCACTATCTAAAAACATCTCGTTTGCTAACATGTTTGCATTATATGCAAGAACATCTAACAATGCGTTCATTCCAGAACCTTCAAAATCATAGTCCGTAAATTCTGTTTGTCCAGATAAAAAAACTTTAAGATTATTTTTAACCTCATCAAAGTCAAACTCTGTTACATTTAATCTTTTTGTATTTACTGCCATTTAACTATTCCTATGAGTTTGCTGCAATGTAATCTTCGCCAGTTTTAATAGCTGTAGTGTGTTTTGCTTTAGTTTCATTTCCAGAACGAGTTACCCTATCATCTATATACCATTGCTTTGTCTTCTGAATTTTAAGATGATCAACACTACGTTGAACAACTTCATTAATTTCTGCTTGTGTGACTCCAGTAGGACGAGTTTCTGGAGCGTACCAAGTATGATTAGTCTTGTTTCTTCTTGGTGGCAAGGAGTGTAATACAAATGGATCGGTGCCTGCTTTAATACCATCAATCTGTAATACTGCGTGACCACATGCAACCATGTGTTGTGTTATTTCATCCGCTGTTGGTGTTGTCATTATCTTAGCCTCTCTAATAATACGGTTAGGTCTACTAACTCAGTTGGTGCATTTAAAACATAAAATTCTATAGTTAACTCATATGCATTACGATCTATGTCTGGTGTTGCTCTAACACCAACCAATTGAGCTCTTGGTTCATAATCAGTGATAACATCTTCTACCTTTCTGGTTAAAAGATGTGCAGAAATAGGAGTCATTAATTCAAATAATATTTCTCTTACTCCACAACCAATTTCGGGATGAAAAGGTTTTTCGTAATGATTAGTTAATACTAAATTTCTAATAGAACGCTTTACAGCTGTAATGTCCGTTACCTTATCAATATCAGCTTTTGCATCGCTTACTGTTACTGCACCATCACTATCTTTTGAAGACAACTTCTTTTTTGTAAAGAATAAATCCAAGTCTTTATATTGACGAACATTACGTTCAATATCGTTAAGACCTTGGGCGTCTTTAAATGATGTTGGTGTGGGCATATTGTACTCCTTTATCTATTTATAACAAACATCATGACGATTTTTCTCTAAATAATCTTTTTGCTTTGGTAATTGCGTTAAAAACTGCTGAAGAATCACTTAGGCCTAACATAACTGCTTCTTGATTACCATAGTCAGGCCCCAATTGAACATGTGCCATTCTGCGACCTCTATAATTTTCAAGTTTTAAAATTTTTAAACCATCATCTGCATACTCTGCTTCAAATCGAGTAAATTTGCCAGACGATTTAGGATTTCCCTTTTCTTTAACTTTTTCAGCATTTCCATTAAATGATGGATCATAGTTATCATTGTATTTGTAAGTTACTTTATAGATATGTTTTCTTTTTTCTGGTATTTTTCCTGTTGTTTTATCTGGTTTAGTTCCACTAAGTCCATACTTGTGTCTTCTTTCCCAAATTCCGTAACGCAATTTACCACTTGGTAGGGGTGCTTTACCCTCAGAATCAACAAACCCTATTAAAATTCTACCATTTTTATCAATTGAATAGTGATCTCTTCCATGTATATTTTTGCTGCCTGCAGCTTCTATAGTTCTGAATCTACGATTTGCATTATCAAGCTTTCCAGAAACTCTAACTACCTCAATAGGTTTATTAGCTAATGTAATAACATCAACTTCAATTGAACCAGAATTATCACTTTGGTCTGTCCAGTTTATAGTTTCTTTTTTTATTGTGCCTGGTATTTCTTTTGTTTTCACAGTACCAACTTTTTCATATGTGGTTTGCGGCCTTCTAGAAAATCCAGCTGGTGCTACATTTGATCTTAGAACTGTTGAACCACCACCAGTAACACTAACTTCCTTAACAGACTCTTCAGATGTGGTGACAGTTGTAGTGATGGTTGCACTATCTTCTTTTTTTATTTTTGGTTCATCATATTGAGCAGAGTTTGCCTCTTCTTCTGATACAACTGTTTTAGTAACCTCTCTGGTGCTTGTTGATACTGCATATGCACCTTCGTCTTCTGTTGGTAAAACCTTGGGGGTTTCTCTTTCATATTCCTCTTGTTCCGATGCAACCTCTTCAACGAGTGCAGAAAGTTTTGGGTTTTTAAGTAATGTCGATACTTTTTCTTCTACTGTATCAACTTCTGGTTGTAAAACTGCTGGTGCTTTTTCAAATGCAACTCCACCAGCCGCCGGCAATTCATAGTTTGGAACAACATCTTGAATTCTTGTTGAAGCTCCTTTAACAGTTGCAAGAGCAGTAGTTGCTGATGCTTGAGATGAAAGAGCAGATATGGCTGAAGTAGAGGATTCTGATAAATTATTAATTAATCCTGTTGGGTTTGGAATATTACTTCTATCTAATTTTAAAGATGCTTCAAATGCAGTATCTAAAGATGATGTTGCAGTTGCTTTTGCAGTTGCTAATGCTGAGGTTGCAGAAGAAATATCTGTAGTAGCGGTCAATGCAGCTTTCTGTGCTGCAGCTGCATTAGTGGTTAATGTATCTAAATCAAATCCACCAGCAGTAAGTCCATCACCAAACTTTGATTTTAAATCTGCTTGTTTAGCTGCAAACTCTAATCGCCCAGCAGCAGTGTCTTGACTAATAGCAAGAAGTGCGGTCATTTCTGATTGTAAATTTACATTTGGTAGTGCTGGAATCTCAGGAACTAAATCTCTAACAACTGCTGTTAACTCCTCTACAACTGAAGTATTTAATGTAGCTGCAATTACAGAAGCTTCCTCTTCAAGTGCAGCTGCAACTTCAGCTTTTATAGAATCAAATTTATTGAGGACTGCATTAAATGTTGCACTTGCTCCTGCTAAATCTGGTGTTTTAAAATCTGCCATTCTTACCCTCCAGCAATAACATTTGCAGAACCAGATGCAGAACTATTTGGCACCCAACTTCCATGACCACCAGTTGCATCACCTTTTCTATGAACACCTTTACCATTTACTTTAACAGTAGCACTACCACCAGTTGCTGGATCACCACAACTTGTAGTGTCATCTATACGAACTGTCTTTGCACCATTTGTAAAAACGTCTGGAGAACCAGATGAGTATGCTGTCTGATGAAAGGGATTTGGTGTTGGACTCGCATGACCAACATGACTATCTGTTCCTACTCTTGTTACTTCAGGCACAATATCCCCCTAGTTTAAATTAATTAATTCAGAGTCTACATCGACTTCTGTTGTTGCGTCCATGTCAATAGTTGTTTCTGATTTAATATGCATAAGTGCAGCTGATTTTATATTTAATTTATCACCAGACTTAAAGGACATAATACCAGAAATAGTTGTTCCTGTTAAATGGTCTGATGCCACTATGTCTACGCTATCAAGAGATGTTATCGCATAATCTTTGACAACATTAAGAGTGCTTGTTCCATTTACAAGTCTAGTTTCATTTTTATCAATAACAATATCAACATCTTCTTTAATTCTACCTTTTACGTTTTCCATTATTTGAAAACTATAATTACCTTTAATTTCTTCTTCACGATTACCACCACCAGTTCCAGCTCCAACTTTAACTCTGTGGTTCTTGTGTATCTTCTGTGTGTAATTACCTTCTACCTCAAGGTGGTAGTCACCCTTTATAAGTTCTCGTACTGTTCCAAGTGTTGTAATATTAACATCACCTTGTATAAGTATCTGAGACTTTCCAACAACAATCTCATAGTTGTCGCCAACAATTTTTACAACCTTTGAACCATCTGGATGTATTTCTTCAAAAGTGCCTGCACTGTGTTGTGTAAATGTCCGTTCAGCTCCAGGCGAATCATCCATCTCTTTTATATGACCAGCCTCACTTTCAAAAACATGATTGAATGGATAAGCTGCAGAGATGTATGGATTCTCATCTTTTTGAATTGACTTGGGATGTGGTTCTTCCCAAAAACC